CGCGAACGCTCATCGATGCAGGTCGCGGGTTCGATCCCCGCCCTAGACCACTCCCCCATACAGCCAATTACCAGCCCCCGGGCAAGAGAGGAATCCATGCCAACCCTTTTTGAGTTCGCTGCAATGTGGGGAATTCTGCTTCTGACGATGTTTTTGCCGACCCGTTTGAAGCGTCGCCCTATTCAACCGCAAGACGCCTGAGAGGCAGGAGAACAGAATGAGCAAGCATACAAAAGGTCCGTGGAAGTCTCAGCACGACAAGTATGCGACTTGGGCTGGCGATCAGCGATGGATTTCAGTAACAGCTCCAAAGCGCGGGGAGATTGGAAGATTCAAACGAGAGTCTGATGCTGTCTTGGCCGCATCTTCAACCGAACTTCTGGACGCTCTTATTGCTCTGGTTGAGTGCGAGCAAACCACACCAGAGCTTTGGGAAGCAGCCAGAGCCGCAATCGCCAAGGCAACCGCCTAACCGCGCCCTGGCGCATACACACACTGGAGGCAAGATATGGCAGCTGGTGACTACTACTCGTGCGACGTCTGCGGGGGGAAATGCTTCTACGACGCGAACCTGAACTACGAGTGGCCAGATAAGAACGGCAACGACTCGTGGGGCTACCACATCCCTGCTGACGAGATGATGCTCGGTACGAATTGCAAGCTCGACTACTGCGGCGACATCGCTGCTATCTGTCGGGACTGCCGGGCGACACACGAGATTGTTGTGCGAGAGAAGAGCAGCGCCTGACTTCCCCGGCAAGGACGCCACCCTTCAATGGGGATGCGCTACTGCGTGTTCGGCCAGACCAGAAATGGATACTCGACAGCACGGGTAAAGAAGCAGCCGTAACCCGGCCATCCCCACCCTACCAATGAGAGTGATCTGCGCTGCTGTAGCGCATCTGTGAATCCGTAAACGGCCCGGCGGGGCGTGAAGGATTGCGTAGGCACGAACGAGGCATAAGCGGTGTGCACGCCGCTGAAGTAGTAGTAGTGCTGATGCTTAGCGCACCACCCGTGGAGGGTGGAGGTAGCTCAAGTAGAGCCGGCAGCGCAGATCACCCTCTTATCACCCTACCCCTCATTAGCCCGGCAAGTCCGGGCATTTTTTCGCCTGTATGCGCATGCCCTGGCGCTCGCTGATTTCCACCTAATCCGGATGTGTAGGCGAGTCTCCATCCAAGACCAGGGCAGCCGCATGCACGCGACCAAGAGGTCAGAGAGATGAACGGCAGAGAAATGCTTGAGCTGGCGGCTAAGGCGGCCGGCTATCGGATCCACTGGTACTTCAATGGCGACGAAGGAATCGAAGTCAGCGAAAAGAACGGACCGCGACTGACATGGAATCCCTTGCTGAACAATGGTGACGCATTTGGGCTGGCTCTTCGCATCCCTCACCTGAACCTGCAATGGCTGATAGCTGAAGCCTTCCAAGCTCACCCTGACGATCTGGAAGCACGCGAACAGTATGCCCGGCTGATGATCGTTGAGTTCGCAGGAAAGTTAGAGAGGTCTGAAGCATGACCGCCATCCGCAGCATGCACGCGAACGCGAGGTGAGACATGAAAATTGAATTCCGTCCGCACGTAGAAGTTGGCAGTAACGGATCAAAGTCATATAGCGAAGTTTTCCCGTTTGTGAACGGGCAGCCTGCTAATCAGATTGCAAGTTGTGGGTACTGCACTCTTAACCGGGATGAAAGTGAATGGTGTGATGGCTGGGTGGATGACAAAGAGAACGCCCCTTTCTTCTGTGGTCCTATTTGCACGAAGTTCGACCCGACCAGTGAAGCTGTTGATCTGATCGAAGCGATGGAGATTTAGCCATGAACACTGCATTGAAATACGCACAGGAACGCTGGGACAACGCGCTACCGCCCGACGATGACGGCGACAGCGAGTATGTCACTGAGCAAGTCGGCAAGCTTCTGAACTGCGAGGACGGTGATTGCGTGCCGTTCCATGATCGGAAAGAAAGGCCCTTTATCGGCCCTGAGTTTACGGTCTACGGATTCGCCGGATTCGTGCCTGAGTGGCTTGCTGAGGTCGAAAGCAAAGAGTGCCCTATGACTCAGCTACTCCTAGCCGTCCGCCGAGGCGACCTGGAACTGGCCCAGCGCATCTGGTTCCGCGTATTCGAGGCGGCGCTTATCGAGAACGCTGAACGACTGGTTAGGGAGAGACGCACATGACCATCACCATCGACCTGACCAAGGCCGCCCAAGTCCTGATCTTCGGCGGCTTTTTTGTGGGCAGCGTGTTCATGTTCGCCGTGGCGTTTGTTGAGGTGGCGGGGCTATGAACACCAGACGCACAGCAATCTGGCTAGGCAGCCTCTTAGGAGGCCTGTTGTACCTGTTCATTCTCGCAGCCGGCCCAATATGGGGCGGAATCATCACCGCAGAATCTACGCACCTGTCCGCAGCAGGCCGGTAATCCGGATAACTGCGGCCTCCCCAGCGGGCGGTGGGCGGCATGAAGAAAACACCCGCAGCAGCGGCTTCTAGCGCAACGCTATTCATCCCGCGGGGGTGACGCTGCCGAGTGGCGCCGTAAGCGCCTTTCACCTTCTACCTGGAGAACGATATGGCCAAGATCACAAAGGACCGGGATCGGGCGTCTGTCGTTCGCCTGCTCTGATGGAGCCAAGCGAATCGTCTGCGTTGAGCAGAATACTGAATACGCAGAGGTCGGAAAGCGCGTCGTTCCTGACGCCGAATGGATTGTCGGTGATGTGTTCGGCATCGGAAATATCGGAACCTTCGACTGGGCTATCTCCAACCCGCCATTCGGGCAGATAAATACCGGTGCCGATTTTGATGGCGCCTACTCCGGCGGGAAGTTCGAATACAAGGTGATCGAGCTGGCCAGCCGGCTAGCCTCCTGGGGCGCTTTTATTATCCCCCAGATGTCGGCCCCCTTCCGCTATTCAGGTAAGCAACACTTCGAGCAGCAGATCGACAAGGAATGCCGCAAGTTCATGGATCAGACGGGGATCGTCATGGGAATGAACTGCGGCATTGATACCAGCATGTATCTGAATGACTGGAAAGGCGTGAGTCCAGTCTGCGAGATAGTGATCTGTGAGTTTGGCATCGAGGCCGAAGAGGTTTCGGCAGAGCCTAAGCCAACAATCCAGCAAGTACCCGCAAAGCCACTTCCGTCCGGCGAGCAGCAATGCGCTTCTGCGCAGCTCGATATATTCGAGCAGATCGCCTAACCCCTCCCTTCACTGGCTGCGCATGCGCGGCGAGGTATCACCAAAATGTCCAACGAAGGAAAAACGCACTTCAGGAAGGCGTTCGACTCGCCGTACCTGAGCAGTGCTGACATTGTCGAGCCAACTGTCCTAACTATCGCGCGAGTGGGTCTTGAGCCAGACCGCACGAAGAAGACCAAGGACATGTTCAACACCGCCCACTTCGTAGAAAAGGAACTGCGGCCAGGCGAGAAGCTGAAGCCGATGATCCTGAACGCGACCAACAGCAAGACGCTCAAGGCGCTGACTGGCTCGTCGTTCATCGATGACTGGCTGAACGTTCGCGTAACGGTCTACGTCGACAGCAACGTGCGTTTTGGAAAGGAGTCGGTAGAAGGCCTGCGGATCAGCCCGAAAGCGCCGGTACAAGCCGTCCTGACGCCGGAATGCACGAAGCAATGGGCTAACGCGAAGAACGCATACCTGCGCGACGGCAACCTAGATGCAGTGACCGCCCGCGTCTTCATCTCGGAAGAACACCAGCAGCAACTGATGCAGGAGTGCGCCGATGAGATGGCACGACGTACCGCAGAACAGTGATGTGTGGGAGGCGCTGAGAATCGGAAAGGCCACTGCGTCCAGTTTCGGGACTTTCATGGCGAACGAGGGCAAGGCCTTCGGCGAGCCGGCAAAGAAGTACGCGCTTCAGATTGCCCTGGAGCGCGCTACCGGCGTGAAGGCGTCCTTCAGTTTCTCCAATGATCACACTGAGCGCGGCCATGAACAGGAGCCAGTTGCCAGGATGCTCTACGAGGACGAGAACTTCGTTGAAGTATCCAACGGCGGGTTCTTCGACTGGGAACTGTACGGAGACAGTCCTGATGGACTCGTAATGGAAGACGGCGTGGTCGAGATCAAGTCCGTCACTGCGGCTGTCCACTACGCCACCCTGCGCCGCGAATCATTCGACCCAGCCTATCGCTGGCAGCTTATCGGCCACCTCGACTGCACTGGTCGGGACTGGGTCGATTTCATCAGCTACTGCTCGGAGTTCCCTCCGGCCAGCCAACTGATCGTCCACCGACTGCATCGATCCGAATGCGCTGATGAAATCCAACGCCTGCGCGACCGCCGCGAGGCTTTCCTAGAACTGGTCGAGCAGACCTATCAAACCATTCCGAGGTAACACATGAGCGTGAAATACGACGTCGTGGCCAGCGTTGGCCAGTACGAGAAGGACGGCCAGGTCAAGTACCTGAACCGCAAGGTCGGCGTGATCGTCAGCACGCAGAAAGGGTACCGGCTGAAACTCGATGCCTGCTTCAACCCGGCAGGTTGCCCGCAACGATCAGACGATGGCGGAGTCTGGCTTGCGCTGTTCGAGCCGAAGAAGGATCAGCCTCAACAACAGCAGAGCGCGCCTCGACAAGCTCAGGCTAACGACAGCTTCGACGATTCTTCTGACATACCATTCTGAACGGAGTAGCCGCATGAAGCATTGTGCTAAATGCGGCGATCAGAAAGCGGAAGACGATTTCTATAAAAGAGACAGAACCTGCAAAGAATGCAGAAAGCGCATGGTTAGGGATAACCGATCTGCAAAACTAGATTACTACCGCTTGTATGATCGCCAAAGAAGCAACGATCAACATAGAGTCTCGGCACGCCTGGATTATCTTAAAACAGAAAGAGGAAGAGAAATATCAAATCAGGCCAAAAGAAGATATATAGAGAGAAACAAGGGAAAAGGTTCAGCGCATAACGCTTTAAACAATGCAATCAGAGACAAGAAGTTAATAAAACCACCATGCTGCACAGCGCCTGACTGCTTTAACACTAAGAACATACAAGCTCATCATCCTGACTATGAACAGCCGCTTTCAGTTGTTTGGCTGTGTTCTGAGTGCCACTCAAAACTTCATAGGGAATTCAGAGAAATGATGAGGAAAGCAGCTTAATAAGGCCCTCAACAGGGCCTTTCTTTTGCCAGGAGAAAGACATGAACACCGATCTTGCACCCGTTGAAATCTATATCCCGGCAGATGCTTGGCTGAAGCCGGTAGCAGTTCCGCACAGCATGACGCATGAGGATATCGACCGACTGGTTTCGGAGTTCATGTCGTCGGGAGGGGCCATTAAGGAAATCCCGGTAGGAGTATCCGGCGACTCGGCTCCAGCAATGTTCAACGGACGTATCCGCTCTATGGGCAAACAAACCGCCCAGGAGATCAAGGACGAACCGTTTGTTGCTGCTCTGGATGTCCTGCTCGATTGCTGCCCGGACCGCAAGGGAGCCGCCGACGCGCTTGGTATCCGAGATTACGTGCTTCAGCGCCTCCTTTCGAACTACTTCGGGCGAGACAAACGGGCGGACAAGATCCGTGCACCGGAGCGAAAAGACTGCCGCCAACGATTCAAAGTCATCCGAGACGAGCAGTGGAAGCTAGACCACGGGCAGATCGCAAAGATCGACGGTGTGATGGTCAAGCGCTGCTCAGCCTGTCGTGAGACGAAACCAGTTACTGAGTATCACGCGAAGAAGGACTCGCACGCTGGAATCTGCACCCGATGCAAGGCATGCGTCGCCATCGAGAAGGCTTCCAAGAAGCATGGGACGCAAGATGAAAAAGCAGCGGCTTGAGTTCCCAGAATCTACGGACGAATACCGCGAAGGCATCGAAGCACGCGACCGCGGCGAACGTCTACAGGCCTGCCCCTACGGACTGCACATGCTCTATGAGCGGTCACTTTGGCTCGCAGGACACCACGACAGAGACATGGGCATAGCCCCGAGGGTAGCAGCATGAGCCTGCACGAACACGGCTGTTTCGCCGACAGCTACCAAGTCCGACATATCAACGCGCAGTGCGTAGTCGGAAAGGTCTTCCGGCACAAGCCAACTAATCGCAGATACATCGCTGTTCTCGAAGCCGGCGGATCAGTTGAGCTTCAAGAAGCCAGCGGGCACAGCACGTACACATCAATCGATGCGCTCGGCAATGCCGAGGTGTGGGAGGCAGTGAAATGAGCGAACTGAACAAGGAATCGGTAGAGCAGGCAGGCGGCGATGAGCGCGCGGCGTTCGAGGCGTACCGTGACCGCCGAAACGCACTGCTTGAGTCCGAGGGGCACAAGCCCGGTAGCAAATGGCACGTCACAAACGCTCACTACCCTACATGGGAGGCTAGCCGCGCCGCCCTGGCGCAACCCTCCCCGGCGCTACCGCCTTTCGCGGAGAAGGTGCTGGCTAAGCTGCGCCGCTTCTATGACTGCGCCGACGACTTCGAATCGGGCGGTGTTGATATCGGCCGGCACTGGCTAGACCTGCTGACTCAGCTCGGGCTGCTCAATCGAGTTCAGCGCAGCCCGGCGTTCTGGGAGATCAGCCAGCAGGGAGAGGATTTACTCGGTATGCCGCAACCCTCCCCAGCGCAGGCCGAGCAGGCAGAGGCGGAGCGGCCGGAGGTAGTGGCTTATCTGTTCGTCAAACCGGATGGGACACTGTCCATGGATGCCGTCAGACATAAGCCGTCGCAACCCGCCGTTGCGGTCATGACCGTCGCCCAGCATGAGCGCATCGTCGAAGCGCGCTGGAACCGTGCAATGGATTTGTTGCTCGATCACGTTTCCCGTATCAGCGAGAAGTTCAAGGCGGAGCGCGACGCCGCCCTGGCCAGGGTCGCAGAGCTGGAGGCATGCGGGGCTCCTGCGCTGCTCGCCGCAGCCGACTACTTCGCCGAGCGCGCCAAGGGGCCGTCGCCGGGCTGGGTCACGCTGTCCGCAGTCGCCAAGGAGCTGCGCGTTCGCGCTGATAAAGCCCCGGTCGCCCAGGCTCAGCACAGCGTGCCGGAGGGGTGGATGCTCGTCGAGTGCGGAATCTGGACGCAGGAACAGGTGGACGAGATGCAGAAGACGGTGACTCGATTCCGCAATTCAGAATTCGTCGACGACCGCGCGCTAGCGATGGCTGTTGCTGACGCAGGCCAGTGCAAGGCTCCAGAGATATCGCTGGCCGAGCTGCTCGCCGCCGCGCCCGGCAAGGAGGGGGTGTGATGGGTTTCTGGATCGAGATTCGCTGCGAAGATCGTTTTGCGAAGTGGTCAGATGGAAAAGGCTACTCACCGGAGAGGTGCTGGTCGCACGACAATGAAGGGCCGATGCAAGAAGCATCCGACACGCAGGCTTCGGTGATCAATGCATACCGCGACCTTGAGACGGAAGCGCGTGCGCGTGGGTGGGTTAAGTACCGCTACGGCTGGGTCTGCCCTTACTGCGCAGTGCATCGACCCGCGCACTTCAGCAAGGAGGTAGGTCATGAGTAACTGCTCGCACGAAGCTTGGGATTTCGGCGCGCTGCAATGCCCGGACTGCGGCGCTGTGAAGGGTCACGTCGCGGATGCCGACTACGCCAAGCTAGAAGCCGAGGCCCAGGCGCTAAGGGATGAAGTCGCAGCACTGCGCGCAAGGGTGG